ACGAAAAAATAATAGGGGCGGTTAATGCCAATAGACCAAACTACTTGTATGTCACAGAGTTTGAGGTAGAAGTGTTTTTTAACACGTCGGGCGTATATGATGTATCGGGTGTAGGAAACGATAATTCACCTTTAACAGGATTAATAGAAGACTATAACCAGATCGTAGTTTTTTCAGAAAACCATATATATTTAGCTGATACGTCAGGATTAACAACAAGTGTAAAACAAACAACGTCAAACGTTGGATGCATTGATGGTTTTAGTATTGCGAGAATACCAGAGAATGACATATTACAGGGCGGTATTATGTTTGTTTCTAATTTGTACGATGTTCGGATTTTTAGCGGTAATATTGCCACAAACTTAGCCACAAGTTTTGATAACTTAACAACAAATAATTTTTCTAGCGCAATAAATAAAGATAGTTTAAAAAATCAGTTAAAAGATAACCGATTAGAAGCAGCATTTTTTGATTATAAATATCATTTGATTGCTGAAACATTTATGTATGTTTACGATATACGTATTTCAGGATGGACGAAGTATTTTATTAAAACAACAAGTTACACCCCTATTTATTGGCGGTTTTTTCAGATCGACCAAACGTTGTATATTACCCAAAAAAATGCAGGTATTGTGGAGCAAATGTACAATGCTTTGAATTATCGTGGGGAAGAATTAACAGCGTTTTTTGAAACGCCTGAAATAGCGGTGGGAACAGAACAAAAATTCTATAAAAATTTATATGTGTATTATGACAAGTCAGGAAGTAATACTTTAACAGCAACTGCAACAATAGACAGCACAAAAACAGTAACTGCCACCATCACTTATGATGGAGCGTATTATGACTTTGATTATTTCGATGAAGATTATTTTGAGACGACAGAAGACGAAGAAGATTACAAAGTGGTATACATAAATAAATACGCAAATTGGATGCGTTTTAAAATAAGCACACAAACACAAGCCATTATTAAAGGATGGAAATTGGAAGGGCGTATAATTCAATGAATGTGGAGTATGTAACGAATAATGATATTGATGAAATTGTTAGCTTCGGTGAGCAATGTTTTAGAAATATGAAATTAGATAAATTAGGATTAAATTATTGTAAAAAAAGCCATACTCAAAACATGAAAAGGTATATTAATACGGACACCTATGTCAGTATTAAATGCATGAAAGATCAGTCTATTATTGGTTTTTTATCAGCTTATGCGTCACCGCAGATATTTAACAATGATCGTGGCATCATGAATGTTTTTACAATACAGGCCAAACCCGGACTGCCAAGCATAACTAAGGGACGTGTTGTAAATGCATTAAGGGTATTTATTGAAGATATATGTAAAAAAGTAGGAATACAATTAATTAATTTTCAGGCAATGATTAGTAATGATTTATCTAAATATTTAGAAAAACATAACTATAAAAAAGGCGATATTTTGTTATATAAGGAGGTAATTTAATATGGGAGCATTAGCACCAATAGGTATGGAGATAGGTAAACAGGCAGCGTTAGGCGTTGGATCGTCAATGTTAGCGAGTGAAGCAAATAAGGCACTTGGACAAACGCAAAAGTCAGGAATACAATCCGGAATGATTTCACCGGCCTTAACTAATTATTTAGGGAAATCCTTAGCGCAACTTGAAGAAGAAAAGAGACGTAAACAAATGTTAGATAGTAGAAGTTTAAATTATAATCCTAATAAATTTGGAGGGTATGCATAATGGGTGGTAAATCAGAAGAAAGAAAAATAAGTGAATCACAACTTGCAGCACAAAAAGAAATGGCAGATGTGCAACTAGCGCAACAATTAGCACAACTTAGAGGGCAACAGCTAGGCCAAGAAGAAGCACTTCAAAGAGCGCAAGATATTTATGGTCAAGCCAGTGGCCGATTTGGAACATTGCAACAGGCGGATATACCAGAGCTTACAGGAACGCCAGAAGCCATTACACGATTGCAAGGCTTAATACGTGAAAGAGCTTTACCAGAGCAACAACAAGCATTAAGTAGAACTAAACTAGCACAACAACAGGCAGGAGTTAGAGGCCTAGAAGCTGCATTAATGGCGCAACAACAAGCTACCAGAATGGGAACTGATTTAGCGAGAGCAGCGGAAGAAGTAGCATTAAAACAAGCATTATCTGATCGTGGATTAAGACAACAAGAAGCATTAAGACGCCAACAGTCGGCAGAGGAATTCCAAAAACAACAGGCTTTAACTGGATTAGGTCAAACTTTAACACCAGTTCAAAAAGTGGTTGGTGAATCAGCATTAGAAGCTAAACAGAAAAAAAGAATTGAAGAACTAGAAAAACAAAATACTCTACAAGCACAATTAGCAGCAACGAGACAATTCCAAAGACAGAAAATAGGGTTTTAATATGAATCAACAAATAAGAAATAAAGTTAATTTATCAAAAATAGAGCCAAGGCCAAGTAATAACAATATCCTTGCACAATTTTTAGGTGGTATAGGTAGTATTGGCCAAGGTGTAGGAGAAGCCATAGGACAAGCGGGAACTGGAATTGCCGGGGGTATCGGTCAAGGGGTGGAGCTTATAGGCCAAGGCATAGGCGAAATGAATAAATCGCCAGAAGGTAGACTTGCATTGCGTGAATTGGTGGGTGCAGCACTTAGAGGCGTAGGGCAAGAAGATTTAGGCGTTGGGGTTCAACAATTCGCACAGCGTGTTTATCAACCAGAAACACAACGAGCATTGTTTGAAACGCAACAACGAGCAGAAACTAAAAAAGCAGAAAGAAAAGCAGCAGCGGAAGCAGAAAAAGCAGAAAAAAGAGCTAAAGAACAAATTACAAAACTAGAAGATGATTACAGAAAAGAATATAACACAAAAAAGATAGTAAAAGACTCAAAAGAAATTGATTCTGCAATATCAAGAATGGACAACGTTTGGAATAAATATCAAAGCAATCCAAATCCAAACAGTAAAAACGCACTAGATCAAGCACTTGTTATTACATTTAATAAAATGTTAGACCCGGGTTCAGTAGTCAGAGAATCAGAGTTTGCACGAACGCCGCAAGGCCAAAGTTTATTTTCTAGAATACAAGGAGCTTCAGAAAAACTAGCTGAAGGTGGTGTGGGGCTTACGGATGCAGAAAGAGATGAAATTATTGTTGTTGCTAAACAATTACAAGAAGGCCAAATGATTGAACTTGAAAAAGAAAAAGAAATTTACAAAGAGTTAGCACAAAGGCGAGGGCTAAATATTGATAATATAGTTGGCAAAAATAAAATTAAGCCTGCGGCCCCAAAAGTCTATGATCCACAAACAGGGGAATTTAAATAATGGCAATACAAGTACAAGTAGGTGATCAGTTACTAGAGTTTCCAGAAACTATGACAGAAGACGAAATAAAACAAGTCTTGCGTAAACAATTTCCAAAACAACCAGAACCAGTACAACAAGTACAAGCACAAACAGAACCAACATTAATTGAAAAGATACGTGGCATATCACCCTTAGAAGTTATAAAAGAAACGCCAAAACAAGTGGCTTCGGACATAGCAAGATTAGCACCGATTGCAGCAGGATTTGTACCAGGGTTAGGTTTAGCTGCACAATCTGGAATTACTGGAACCAGTCGAGTTATTGAAGGTTTGGCTGAGGGAGAAAGATTACCACAAGCTTTAAAATCAGGGGCTATAGCAGCCGGAACTGAATCAGCAATAGGAAAAGCCTTAAAGCTAGGTAAGCCAGCATTAAAACAGATAGCTAAATTTGCTACACGTGCAGAAAAAGGCGTTATAGATGAAGCAATTAAAAAGCCAATATTAACTAAGATTGATCCTAAAACAAATATAGATACTTCTAATCAAATTAAAACATCGCTTGCAATACTCAACAGAAAAAAATCACGTATATATGACAGGGCATTAACCAAAGTAAGCGAAGATGCAAAAAAGCAAGTAACAGATACAAGTAACATAAGTAAAATAATAAAAGATTATGATTATAATAAAGCAGGTATACGTGACTTGTTATCAGTAACTAGAGCTAAAACAAAAAAGTATAATCAAAATGCAGTTGATAAATTTATTGCAGGTAAAGAACTTACTTTTGATGAAGCTAAAAGTGTAAACTCTGTTTTAGCTGACGTGTTACGAAGCACTAATATTGAACCGATTGATAAAATAACAATAGGGAAACTGAAAGACGGTTTATATAAATCTATGGAGGTTTATCCGGGATTCGAAGAACTAAATAAAAAGTATGCAAAACAAACTAACCTTGTTAAAGATATTGAAAAAAATCTAGGTAAAGATATTAGCGAAACTAAAGTAAACACACTAACAAATGACGTAATTAAAAGACTAAAAGAAAAGCGACAAACTAAAAGCAGAACTATGGATTTGCTTAAAGACTTAGACAAAGAAGTAAAGGCCAAGGGTAATCGTAGTGTAGTTAATCAAATAGAAGCTAACGCATTGCAAGATTCACTCAGTCAATCTATAGGTAAAAAATCAGGGCTTATAGATAAAATTCTTCCTTATGGACAA